CATACATGCACCCGTCCATGGTCGTGCCGTCATGGAAGCAAAACTGCGCGGCAACCAGGAAGTCGCCTTCGTCGGGCCTTGGCACACTATTGAGATCGAGACGTGGCCCTATTGTCGCCTCGTCCTGCCCGTCAACACCTTCCTGATTCAAGGCAAACTCCCATACAGGAGATGCGACCAAGTCCTCAGGTGTGAGGTCGTAGACTTGCTTCCTTGTCCTTGTGTCCATCGGTATCTCCTCGGGTGCTGTCAGTAACTCCAACTCGACCCAGGCTGATATACTACTCGAATTCCGCGCCGCCGTCCTGAAGCAGGCGCTTCATATCGCGGGTGTTCTTGGCCGTCTGCTCGGCCGCGGCGGCGGTGCGCTCCATCGCCGAGCCGGCCCCGAAGCCGAAAAGGCCCGCGGCGGCGTTGAACGTGCCGCGGACGGAGGTCGCGAGCTGCCGGTCGAGGCTGCCGGCGGCGGCGCGGATACGGCTCATGACCTCCTCCGGGCCCTCCAGCTTGCCCGGGCCGGCGTCTTGGTCCACTTCGCGGTCGCGGCGTTTCTTTGACGCGGCGGCGAGGGCTTGCTTCCACTGCTCCTGCGCCGCGGCCAGCTCGTCGGTCGCGGCCTTCATCCGGTCGCGCTGCTCGTCGGCCATCGCGTCGCGCCGGGCCTGGTGGGCTTGGCCGATGGCGAGGAGCCGGCCCTGATGGCGACGTTCCTCGGCTTCGCGTTCCTTCTGCCGCTTCCGCTCGCGATCGCGGATCGCGCGGTTCCGATCGTCGGCGATCTTGCGGAACGCCTCGTTGCGGGCCTCGTCGATCCGGCCGTACTGGGCTTCCACGTCGATGGAGTCGTCGAACAGGGACTTGATCCACACCCATGCCTTCTGCGCCACGGCCGACATCTGGTGCCAGGTCCGCTGGAAGAAGCCCACGAAGCCGCTCCACGTCTTGGCCAGGAAGCCGGTCGTCTCGATCCAGCCGACCTCAAGGCCGTGCCACACAGCCTCACCGAGCGCGAGGGCCCCGTACCACGTGCCGTAGACGAGCTTGAGGAAGTCGTGCTTGAAGCCCAGCCACACGTCGAGCAGCGTGTGGACGCCGCGCTTCCACTGGAGCTTGAGTGTCAGCCAGAGGATCTTCGCCGCCAGGGCGATGTCCCCGGCGGCCAGTGCGTCGCCCATGCCCTCGTAGGCCGCGAGGGCGTCGGCCTTGAGCGTGGCGAACTTGCCGCTCAGCCAATCCAGGGCTTTCGCCCCGGCCTTGGTTGCGGTCAGCAGATATGCGCCCAAAGCGCCCACGGCGGCCATGACCAGGCCGATGGGGGAGACAACCCCGGCGAGGGCGGCCCCGAGCAGCTTGACGCCCGTGGTCAGGACGCCCACGGCCGCGCCTGCCGCGCCGATCAGCTTGCCGAAGACCAGCAGCCCCGCGCCGGCGGCAACTGCCCCCGCCGCGACCAAGCCGATCGTCGTCACGAGCCCCTGGTTGGCCTCGACCCACTTCGCGGCGCCTTCGGCGAGATGCTGGATGGTGGACACCGCCTTCTTGAGGGAGTTGCCCAGCGCCTCCCCGATGGCCAGTGCCACACCCTCGACGGCGGACATCATGATCCGGAACGACCCGCCGAGCCCCGAGTCCATCATCTTGGCCGTGCGCTCTGCTGCGTCACCGGAGGCGGCGATCGCACGGGCGAGGTCGTCGAGCATCGCCACGGAACCGGTCAGCTTCAGCGCCCCCGAGACGGCGCGCTGGCCGAACAGGTCGTTCGCCAGTGTCAGCCGCTGGGCGTTGGGCAGCCTTCCCATGGCCTTGCCCAGTTCCAGCATGATGTCGCCCAGGGGCCGCAGGTTGCCCGTCGCGTCCGTGGCGGCGATGCCGATCCCGGCCAGCGTCCTCCGCACGCTTGGGTTGGCGAGGCTCAGGAGGATCTTCCGCATGGTCGTGCCGGCCATGGAGCCCTTGATGCCCATGTTCGCCAGGACGCCCAGGGCCTTGGATGTGCTCTGGATACTCTCGCCGGCGTCGGCGGCCACCGGCGCGACGTACTTCAGCGCCTCGGCCAGGTCGTCGAGCGTCTGGGCCGATCCGTTGGCCGTCGCGGTCAGCACGTCGGCGACGGTGGCCGTGTCCCGCGCCGAGAGGCCGAAGGCCCGCACGGCGTTGGCGGCGTAGTCGGCGGCCCGGCCCAGGTCGGTCCCCGTCGCGCGGGCCAGGTTCAGCACGGCCGGAACGGCAGCCTGGATCTCCGAGGGCCGAAAGCCCGCCCGGCCCAGGCTGGTCATGCCCTCTGCCACCTGCCGCGCGGTGAAGCTGGTAGTGCGGCCCAGGAGCTTGGCCTGGTCGGCGAGGGCCTTGAACTGCTTCTGCGTGGCCGCGGTCACCGCCCGGACGGTCAGCATCTGATCCTCGAAGCCGCCGAAGACCTTGGCCGAGGCGATCATCGGCGCGGACGCCGCCAAACCTCCGGCTAACATCTTGCGGCCGATGTTCGTCACCGACGCGCCGAAGGCCTTCAGGCGGGCCTGGGCGCGCTTGAGCCCGGCGGTGAGCTTGTCGCCTACGCCAAGCTCGACGTACGCCCGGCCTGCCTTGATGCCCTGTGTGTTGGCCACGTCAGCGCCTCACGCTGTGCGCCCAGAGCTTCGGGAACTTGGGCGCTTCCTTCCGGAGGGCAGGGCCCATGAAGGGCCTGGCTCGAATACGAACCCGTCGCTTGCGCCGCCGCCTTCGGAGGCCCTGGATCACGACGGATGTGCCGCCGTGCTCCAGGACCTCCGTCGCGTTGCCGACTTTCTGATTCAGCCGCATCGGGCCGACGACAACGGTCTGCCGCCGCCGGTCGTAGCCGAAGAAGATGAACCGCTTCAGCAGGCCCGTGTGCGAGCTGGGCGGCGAGCCCGGCTTCGACGCGCCCTTTCGCCTGCGGATGCTGTGCCGGGCCGTGGTGCGGACGAAGGCGCCGGCCCTGGACAGGTTCTGTCGGTTGGCTCGGTCGGCCGCGCGGAGGACCTTCTTTCGGTCGAAGAACATGTCCAGGCTGACCGTCCTTGTCCGCAGCATCGGTATTTCCACTTGACCCAACCGACGGGGCGCTATATAAAGACATGCATGACCCACTTCGTCCGTCTCCCCCTGCGGACGAAGAACAAGATGTTCCGTCCATCTCCCCCTGCGGACGGAAAACTACGAGCTTGGCCGTCCCCCCCTGCGGCCAGGCTCGTTTTTCGCGCCGCCTCAGGCCGGACCAGCCTTTCGCTGGACTTCGGAGATCGGATCCTTCACGACGGCATCCGCGCCGGTCGCCTTGAGGCCGCTGCCGGCAGCGCCCCACAGACCGCTGGCCATCATGCCCGCGACGAGGCCGTGCAGGGCGCACAGGGCCGCGGCCTGTCGGGTCAGAGACTCCACCGTCCCGGCCCAGAGCAGCGCCGACAGCAACACGCCGGCCAGCATAGACACCCACGGCAGCAGGTACGTCCTCGCGGCCAGCGCCGGGATGCGGCGAGCCGCCCCCGTCAGTGCCAGGCAGCCGGTCGCCAGGAATCCGAGGATGGCCGCGTCGAGGTTCACTCTTCGCCTCCCGCCGGCAGCGTCGGAACCACGTAGCGCAGAAGCAGGTCCGCGATGGCCTTGGTGATCTCGCCGGCGGCCTCCATCCGCTTGACCGTCGCCTCGGCCTCGGCGCGGGTCATGTTCTCCAGTGTGGGCATGACCGCGGCCAGCGCGGCGGTGTGCTGGGTCAACGGCTCGGAGAGATTGACCTCGATCTCCTCGGCCTCAAAGGCGGGCTGGCCGGCCGGCGGGGCCGGCGTGAACTTCACGCCCTTCATCCGGGCGTCCTTGGGGCTGACCAGGTACATCAGGCCGCTGGATGGCGCGTAGCTCAGCACGCCCATCGGCCCCGGGGCGGCCAGCCAGTTGCCGTTGGCATCCTGCTCCAGCAGCGTTGGCCCCAGGCCCTGGTAGCTTCCCGTGACACGCCCGTCGGGCGTGATCTGCGCCACGGAGGCCGTCGAGGTGTCCTGGCTGACCCGCTCATCTTCGAAGATGTCGAACTGGGCGTGCGTGCAGCTGGTGCACGCCAGCGCCACCAGGGGCACGATCAGCGCCATCGCCGTCCACATTCTCGTCTGTCGCATTGGGCTCTCCTTGCCGTCTGTCTGCATCCGTGCTATGGCCCGCCTTTCGGGCCGTCCACGAAGACCGTCTTGAGGATTCCGATATTGCCCGCCGTCAGCGGGATGCCTCTGCGTCGCCGGCCGCCGCGCTCGTAGGGGTGGAGCCGGGCGGGGTCGATCATCTTCTCGCGGAACGCGCTGAGCGCC